TAGCGACGACCACGATATTTTTTCTCTCGATACAAATAAAAACTGCAACTGTGGGTGACGTATGGCACGCAATACCAACAGGGGCACACTGTCAGAGGGTGAACGGCTTGCCATACTTGAAAAGTACAGGGCAGGTGGTCACACATATCAGTCACTGGCATCAGAATATGGTGTACACAAATCTACAATCAGTAGAATAGTCAATGGGCAGAATAAGAAACTGCAGCGTGCAGATGCTGCAGCACCAGAACAGACAGTAGTAGAATCACATGCAGGTGTAGAACATGACCCACTACTATTCAGACAGGCAAAACTGATAGAGATAGCACAGGATATACAGGCAACACGTGACAGAGGTAGTCAACATGCACTGCCCCAGTTCCATAGACTACACCTGCAGGTACATGATGAATGGATGCAGATGAAACGTGATGCAGAGGAACTAGATGGTGTGACAAATCCTGATGACCTACTACGTACTATTGCAATGACAGTGAATGGTTTGCCTCCAATACTAAAGGATAAACTGATAGACATGCTATCAGGGCAGATACTCACAGTCTATGATGGTGGTGCATCATGAAAATACTTTTAGCCTGTGAGGAATCACAAAGGGTCTGTATCGCATTCAGAAAACTAGGTCATGATGCATTTTCATGTGACATCAAACCCTGCAGCGGTGGCTATCCAGAGTGGCACATTCAAGGGGACGTTTCAGAGATACTCAAAGAAAAATGGGATATGATTATCGGTTTTCCACCTTGCACCTACATGTGTGTAGGTAGTGCAGTCAGAATGTACCCTACACCAGGTGTCATCTGTCCAGACAGATATGCAAAGGCAATGCAGGCACGTGATTTTTTTATGTCTATATACAATGCAAACTGTCCTAGAATAGCAGTAGAGAACCCTACACCTTTAAAGTGTGTAGGTCTACCATCACGTACACAAACTATACAACCGTATCAGTTTGGTGACCCTTATAGCAAAAAAACCTGTCTATGGTTAAAGGGATTGCCACCACTGAAACCTACTAACATCTGCACAGACTATCAACCGTACATCAATGGTGGTGGTGGTAGGATACACAGGTATAAAAATAAAAAGTTTGCAAACAACAGTACAACACGTTCAAAGACCTTTCCAGGTATAGCTGCAGCAATGGCTGACCAGTGGGGTAGAGCAGATACACCTTTGCATACCTACCCTGTACAAATGAGACTATTCACATGAATCTGTCAGCCCTTGCCAGTATTGCCCGTACTGCAGGTAGACTGACTGCAGATGCAGAGCAGAACCCACTGCGATACTGGAAACCTACACAGATACAAAAGAATGTACTAGAGGATACCAGTCAGATAGTCCTATTCAGAGCAGGCAATCAGATAGGAAAAACTGTCTGTGGTGCATTTGACACCATCTGCAGATGTCTGGGTATGCATCCATACAAACCAGTACCACCACCACCCATAGAGGCATGGGTAATCTGTCATTCATGGGAACAGTCTAGAACCATCATGGGCAAGTTTCATGACCTAGTGCCAAAACATGAACTGCACCCATCTGTAGAGTTTGCTAGGGGTAAAGGCTACAGGGGTACAGGTGCACCCATTGTCAGATTCAAAAATGGGTCACTGGTACGTTTCAAAACTACAAATCAGGGCACACTGGGCATAGCATCAGGGACAGTAGACCATATCTGGTCAGATGAACCACCACCACCTGACCTATTTGGTGAACTACGTGCCAGAACTACACGTACAAAGGGCACTATGTTATTCACCTTGACACCTATAGGTGCACCTGTGGACTGGTTAAAGAATCTAGTAAAGGATGGCATAGTCAAAGAACACGTAGGTATCATGAATGTAGAGAACTGTACTCCACTGGGCTGCAGACCCCTGATGTCAGAGGCAGATATAGAATCACTGCGCATGTCCTACTTGCCCCTAGACAGGGACGTACGTATGAATGGTGACTGGGATGGTGGGATACCAGAGGGTAGGATTTTTGAACAGTTCACAGATGACCTGGTGTCTGACCTAACACCAAAACCAGACAGACAGTACATCTGGTCTATCGGTATCGATCATGGGCATGACATTGCATCACAGGTTGCCATATTGACAGCAGTAGACGTGACAGAACGTGACAAACCTATAGTATATGTAGTAGATGAATATGTAGCATCTGGTGCATCTGCCCAAATACATGCAAAGGCAATCATAGCAATGATAAAAAGGAACGGTCTAGACGTGGCACACATTCAGAGGTGGACAGGTGACAGGTCACATGGTGGGTCAAAAAAGAATGGGGGCAGAATGTCAAACACGATGCTGATGGCAGCATTTTCACACGTGCTGCACTATCCCAAGGGTAAACTACCATTTAGAATCAGAACTGCATACAAACCAAAATACAGTGTGTACTATGGTTGCAGTGCTCTGCATGAACTGATGTGTGCAGGTAGGTTCCAAATCTTTCCACGTGCAGAACGTACTATCAAATCACTGAAATACTGGGCAATGAAATCAAATGGTGGTATGGATGTCATGAGTGAGTGGAAACACTGCATAGATGGTCTACGATATGCTACAATGGGCATCATAGACCAACAATATAGAGCACCAAAACAATCAAAAATCAGTAGGTGAAAACAATGTACAAAGACACACAAATACCTGCCATGCCTATGCAACCAAATCAGGCTACACAACGTAGGATAGAACACAGTGGGCTACGTAGACGTATGCTATGTGGGCAGTGGTTGCAGGACCTGATAGATGAAATCAGTCAACACATACCAGAGTCTAGACAGGCTGCATGGGGTGTACCTGATATGTCATCAAACATATTCAAAGCATCTGTAGATGCTCTGTGTGGTTTGTATGTTGAACCACCTACAATCAGTGTGACAGAGACTGCAGGACAGTCTGCAGAGGGTCTGGTGGGACGTGAGGGTCTGGTAAACAGTGCAGGTCTATGGTCTATGATGCAAAAAGTCCAGTACTACACACTGGGCATGAATGAATGTTTCATACGTGTAGACATGACAGATGATGGTCAGGGTCTGTTGTATCGTATTGTGACAGTAGACATGGTAGATGCAGAGGCATCTGCAGGTGACCCATCTAGACCACACACCATCAAAGAAATGCGACTACGTTACTGTCATGAATGCAATAAACATGAATGGACAGTAGACCATCTGTCAATAAAGGACCCACAGAACCCTATCTATGAAATATACACAGTGAATCAGAATGGTGAACGTGCAGATGACGTGACCCAAAAGTATTTGGGACAGGCTATGTCAGGTGCTGCATATCCATACAGAGACAGTGCAGGTGAACCATTTCTACCATACAGTCTGTACCATTCAGAGATACATGGGCATCTGTTTGATGCCTATGCAAATCGTGAGGTGGTGATGGGGGCACTGAATGCTGCAGTGCTGTACACATATTTTTTGCACCTCTGCAGGGACTGTTCACACCCACAACGCTATCTGATGGGGGCTACACTTGCAGGTCTAGATACCTTTGACAACAATATAGAGGCACGTAGACAGGCTATTGCATCAGACCCTGCATCTATCCTGGTATTCACACCAGACCCAGACCTGCAAGCAGGACAACAACCACAGATAGGTCAGTATCAGGCAGGTGGTGATGTAGGGCAGATGCTAGAATCTATTACAGTCTATGAGCGTCGTATCAGTTCATACATGGGTATCAACCCTGCAGACGTGCAGAAAATGTCTGGTGACCCACGTAGTGGGTATGCAATCGCAATCAGTCGCAGTAGTCTACGTGAATCGCAGCGCAAATATGCCCCTGCATTCAGACGTGCAGATGTAGAGACACTAGAAATCAGTGCAAAAATATCAAACAGATACATGAATACATCATACCCAGAAACAGGGTATAGAGTAGAATACCATGCAATCCCATTGAGTCCACAGGAATCAAAAGAACAAAGGGAAAACATGCTATCACTACTGCAGGCAGGTTTGATTTCAAAAGTAGATGCAATGAAAATACTGCATCCTGATTTTGATGACACAGATGCAAAACGTGAACTACTGAAAATACAAAATGACAATCTATCATTCTAACAACACAGACAAAGGGAAAACAAATGTCAAATACAATCACACATGAGGGTGTAGAGTACATTCTAAAATCACACGTAGATGAAATAGTCAGACAGAGGATTGCAAAATACTCTGAAAAACTCACTACTGCAGAATCACGTCTGTCAGAATACCAGTCAAAACTAGATGAGGCATCTGCCAAAATAGGACTGGTAGACAATCTGACATCACAGGTAGAATCATTGCAGGGTGAACTGACTACAGCTAACAGTAGATATGAACGTCACACAGTCATCAGTCAGTATGGTATTACTGATAATGGTGTACGTGATGCAGTAGAATGGGCATATGAACGTGAGATGTCAGGACGTGCAAAAAAGGATAGACAGGCACTGGGTGACTGGATGCAAAACATTCATGACAACCCTGACAATGCACCTGCAGTACTGCGACCATTCATATCAGCACCACAGGCATCAGAGCAGACAGAACAGGCTGCACAATCACAGATGCAGCAGCAGATGCCACAGGCACAAATGCAGATGCCACAGACCCAAATGCAGACCCCACCACCTGTAGCCCCTGCATCAAACAATGGTGTAGCAGCACAGACTGGTGCACCTGTCCCTGATAACATTTTGCAACGTGCAGCAGACCCTGCATTTTTTGCACAGAATAGGGATGCAATCAGACAGGCATACTATGCACAGACAGGTAAATCTGAATCACCATTCAAGTTCTAGAGGTGACAGATGGGTACATTTCTATTCAGTGATGGTGCAGGTGTACCATCACGTCATGACTTTACAAATCAAAACAGTATTGTAGTGACACATGGTCTAGGCTACACCCCTGCAGTATGGATAGTCATAGATGGTGTGCAGGTCTATGGTCAGGTGACGTACAACAATGTTCTGACGTTCACTGTCACATTTCAGACAACAGAAACTGGGGTGATATATTACAGATGACTGTAGCCCAGTCACAGATTCACAAAACACATAGAGGTTCCAAACATGGCACAAAGATTTCTTGCCCCTGAGGTAACATTTGAAGGCATCATTAAACAAAAAGGTACAGTCAGCAATGATGAACACCTGATTACACGTGGTTATTTGCATGGCAATGTAATTAACGCTATCCATTCTGACAGTGCGAACTATGCCAGTGTAGTAGCAGAGGGTGGTGTCAATAAACTTAAGATTGACCCATTGACTATCACCAGTGTCACAGTCAACAGTGAACAGGCAAACCTGTCTGCATTCATTTCAAATGTCTATACAGGTTCGAACTTTCAAGAGGGTGACATTGTTTTCTTGACTACCCCATCACCTACTGAAGCATATATTCACAATGGTGGGTCTGCAGGTACTGCTGCTGACTGGGAACTGGTTAACAGTGGTTTGTCTGATGCACAAATCCGTTCTAAACTGTCTGCCTCTGCAGGTATCAACTATGATTCATCTACTGGTGCATTCACTGCTGACCAGGCAGAGATAAAAGCATTTTTCTCTGCAGGTACTGGTTTGTCATACTCTGATGGTCAGTTTTCATTGAATGCCACATCAGACCAAATCACAGAGGGGTCTAACAACCTATTCTATGCAGACAGTTTAGTAGACAGTCATTTGTCAGGTGGTCAAGGTATCACCTACAATGCAGGTGCTATCTCATTTTCAGGCGATACCGACGACGTACCAGAGGGTGCTGCCCTATATTTCACGAACGCCAGAGCACAGGCAGCCATCAGTGTAGGTGCTGCAGGTTCAGAGGATGTACAACTGTTGACTAAATCAGGTGGTGTTCTATCTGTATTGTTATCAGATGTATTTAATGAGTTCTCTGCAGGTACTGGTTTGTCATTTGATGGTGGTGAATACAGTTTGAATGCCACGTCAGACCAAATCACAGAGGGTTCTAGTAACCTCTTTTTCACAAATGCACGTGTAGATGCACGTTTGTCAGGTGGTACTGGTATCGGTTATTCAGAGGGTGTTATCTCATTCAATGGTGATACTGATGACGTGTCAGAGGGTTCTAGTAACCTCTATTTCACGACAGCCAGAGCACAGGCAGCCATCAGTGCAGACCCTGCTGCAGACAACTTGATCACTGTTGCAGATGGTGAGATTTTACTATCTGCCTCTGACCTGCGTGTAGAGTTTACTAACCAGTCATTGACTGCAAATACTGGTTTGAACTTGACACACAATCTGGGTAAACGTGCTGTGCATGTCACTGCTATGGATTCAGATGGTAATGATATTGTTTTACAAAAAGTATACAGTAGTACATCAGTCGTACAGGTTACATCATCTGTAGCCTTGACAGGTGTAGTGATTGCAGTATCAATCTAACACAGTCCCCACAACACCTAGAACCCTCAGTGCATCCCCATCACTGGGGGTTCTTTTATTTAGTTTTGATGATAGAGATATGCAGGTCTGCAGTACCAGACTGGGTCACTACTAGTAGGGTTCTATTTGACTGTTTACCCTGTTCCATAGGTAGGTTCATCATGTTATTTGCAGGGACAAATGCATATGATGTGATGTCTGCACCACTACTAGATGACCCCATAGTGTCACCTGCACTACCTACATTTGCATAGTGCAGTGCAGCAGTACTACCAAAACTGACAGACGTGCAGTCACGTGGTAGTGTGATTTCTACTGCAGTGGTGGTCACGTTCTCTACAGTCTCTATTCTGGGGTAGTTATTTGTGTCTGTGTAGTCATATGTAGACATGGTGCATCCCTTTGTAAATGGTTTGAATGACAGATACTGTCATTGTACACAATGTTAACACATTTTGAGATAGAATACACACAGACTACATGACTGCATGTGCAGTAGGGAGATGGTCAGACATCGGATAGGTTCACAACCGTAAACAGTGCAATAGTCCGTTCTAGATACACACTATTAAAATACTCTATCCATAGGTAAAATAAAATGACTACTTATTCAGATTTAGGTAATCTTCGATTGGCTGCAATGATTGAAAATGAAGTGCGTGCCATCCTCGCAGATACCGCTTCTATCCGTAACTCTGGTGCTTTACTCTTTGCAGGTGACGTTGCAGGCATCGGTTCTAAAGTAATGCGCATGCGCTATGCAAACTGGGGTGCTGCTACTCCATTCGCAACTGCAAATGATGGTGCAGATGTGACTGCATCTACTTTGACCCCATCTACTGCTGACATCACAGTAGGACGTTCTGCACTGCGCTACGACATCACAGACCTTGCAGCAATGACTGGTCTAGGTTTGGACATTGACCCATTCAGCATTGCACAGAAAATGTCTATGTCTGCTGAGGCACGTATTAATGAAATCATTTGTGCTACATTTGCCAGTGCATCAAACAGTGTTGGTACATCTGGTGTAGACATGTCAGTAGATGATTTCTATGATGCCATGTTCCAACTTGAATCAGAGGATAATGATGGACAGTTCTACTGTGTATTGCATCCACAGCAGTTATCAGACTTGCGTGATTCATTGCGTAGTGAGTCTAACAATGCACTAGCATTCAGCCCTGCTACAGAGGACATGTTAATGGCAAAGGGTCAGGGTTATGCAGGACGTTTTGGTGGTGTTGAGATTTTCAAATCATCATATGTTGAAGAGAATGCAGGTAACAAAATCGGTGCAATGATGTCACGTGGTGGTGTTGCATATGCTGTTGGTACACCTCGACCACTTGCAGGTGCAGGTGTTGAGATTCGTCCTGCAGGTACACCTGTAGTAGTCGCCTTTCAACGTGATGAATCTGCAGGATTGACTGAGGTAATGGGTCACCTTTACTGTGGTGCTGCCTTGACAGAGGATGCACGCATTGTCAAAATCGTGACTGATGCCTAAAAGGTTTCATGGGTGCACTGGGTCTTAATCCCTTTGTACCCTGCACCCATGACCCTACGGGGTCATGGTGTGTAGTCACAAATCAAAACAACATTCATACAAAGGGAAAAAAGATATGAGTACAACATACACACCTACATCCTGGACAGGAACCAGAGAACAAACTTCACCACGTTTGAACGTGAAACCAAATGCACCTTTTTATCTGTTGCATTCACCATTTGCATGGGAACTAGCACAGATAGGTGATGAATGGGTATGGTTACCACAGTTTGGTAGTCTTAATGAGATTGCAGGTGTCAATGGTGTAGAGGACACACCACAGGGTGCAGACAGTACACTGTCACGTATGAAACTGATGGAAAATGGGCAGACTGTCATAGATAGAGAGTACGGATACATCTCACGATATGAGACAAAATATGGTGGGTATCACTACAGATTGAGATGGGACGTACCCAAACAGATTGGAAATAAAGTATTCTGGAATACAGACATAGATGGATATAATGAATGGAGACTGTCACTGGTACAGATGGGTGTAATAGCCCCACCAGAGGTAGAGGTAGTTCTATCAAAACAGCATCTACTAGATAGAAAAATAGACAGGAAACTAAAGTTTCAACACATACCAGAGGTGAAAACAGAACTGGATGAACTCTATGCACTGAAAAAACGTATGCAGACAGCATATGATGCCATCCATTCTACACCTGGTCAGACAGAATCAAAAGCAAAGACAACCAAAACACGCAGCAAAAAGGGGTGATACATGCCTAGCAAAGAACAGGTAGACAGAGTATCTGAAAAACTCTACAAAGAACAGAAACAGTCAGGGCGTGATGTATCACGTGAGGCAGTGCGTGCAGAGGTTGTCAAACGTGCACAACGCATTGACAACAGGTCAAAATAACAACACACCAGAGGTGACACATGGCATACAACGGTAAACCATTTTTCAAGATTCCACGACCAGTATTATTGGCAGGTGGTGTAGAGGTATCTACCCTTGCAGGAAATATTACACTGACTGATAAAAGTAGTCTATTTCAGATTCTAGATGCAGATGGTGTGACTAGAAATGTAACACTACCACCTGAAAAACATGGTCGTGTCTACATCATCAAAAATGCAGGTACTGCAGGTGATTTGGCTGTAAAAGATGATGCAGCAGGTGGTGTCATCACTTTATCACCAAATGAATCAGTAGTATTGACCTGTGATGATACTCTGTGGTACGTTGTCATCAACGTCAACAATATTTAACAGGTGACACGTGGCAACAGAACGTATTTATAGCCCCAGAATCAGAATACATGAGGTACTGGAACGTGCACGTGGTTGTACTGTAGATTTACCCATCTATAGAGATAATGCGCTAGTATCACCTACCTCTGCCTATTTTAAACTGGTAGACCCAGAGGGTAATGATGTGATAGCACGTACCTCTGTGTCTGTGGTTGCAAATGTTGCTACCTATAACATCAGTCCGTCAGAACTGCCTGCAGACCTACGTTTGTCAGATGGGTACATGCAGTTCTGGGAACTGATTATAGATGGGGTCACCCACACATTCAAAAAACCCAGTGCTATCTGTTTATCTGCCCTATATCCTGTCATCAGTGATTTAGATTTAGAGGCAGAGTACAGTGACCTAGCATCTATCAGACCCAGTAGTTTAGGTAGTTCATATCAGACCTACATAGATGAGGCATGGGTACAACTTATTCAACGTGTCAGAGATTTGGGTAACATTGAGTATCTAATCATGTCACCCCAGTCACTACGTGCAGCCCATAAAAATCTGACGTTCTATCTGATTTTCAAAGACATGGATAGTAGTGGACTAGGTGAGGGTAGATATTTAGACCTAGCACGTGAACACAGAAAACAGTTTGAGTTTGATTTCAAACGTTTAAAGTTTACCTATGACATGAACCAGGATGGTAGGGCAGACAATGAGAACCATAGACGTGCTGCACTAGGTGTCATCTACACGTCTGCACCCCCTACATGGTACAAAAGGTATTAGACATGTCTGCAGTATCTCTATCCACCATCAGACAAAGGTTTGCAACGGCTATCAGTACCCTATCAGGTTTTGATGAGTCACGTAACCCATATGATGGGTATGGTAGGTCACCAAATACCATAGCACACAAACGTTTCAGTGTGGGTATAGGTACAGTGACCAGTAGAGAGGATGACAGGCAGCGCAGGTCTACAGGGGTCATGACAGACACATCAGTATCAGTCAGGTTTGCATTCAGAATCAGACCCAAAGACCAGATAGATTCATATGACGATGCACTAGATGCTGCAGAACAGGTCATAGAGAAAATAACGAACCGTTCAACACCATTGCATGACAGCTTGCAGATCAGATTTGCAGGACTTGACAATGAACTGGCAGACAGTGGTGAATGGTGTACACTGAATCTGACATTTACAGTTCTACATTATATTCAACTAACATAACCAGAGGTATATCATGAGTGATAGTTTAGTAGTCGGTACAAGGCGTGATGGTAAAATCACAATCACAGATGGGGCAGCATCTGCCTATGAGGTCAGTTTTGAGGTGGGTGATTTCAGTGCATCAGAACCACTTGCAGATAGAGTAGTCATACGTGATAGAGGTGCTATCGTGGGACTACGTAAAGGTGATGACCCTGTAATCACATTTTCATTCAGTGTACACATGCGTTCATTGACAGACACCACTGCAGACAACCTGATGGATAGAATCTATAACAGAGGTTTTAACACTGGTGCACCATTGACATCTACTGGTGGTAATGGTTTTGAACAGTTCCTACAAACTGTTGAATTTGAATGTGACACCTCTGCAGTAGGGTCTGGAAAAACATACACTGCTACCTACAGTAAATGTATTCTAGAGGTGACAAACCTGTCAGAATCTGCAGATGGGAATACTATCGAGGTATCTGGTGAATGCTACGCAGGTGTAGCATATGCACAGACCTAATAACATTGCATAACATTTCATAGACTGAAGGGGGTCAAATGAAAATCACACTGAATACATTTGGTGAACTTGAATGTACACTACCATCACTGTCTACCTGTTTTGACATCATTTCACAGTGGTCTGATGAACAGAGTAGGTCAGTGACTGGTAGACTGTGTGCTATTGCTATCTGTCTCTGTGCAGATGACAAACGTCTACCAAAACAGAGACATGTGACAAACACGATAGACTACGGTTCAAAATGTCTAGATACACTACTGGGTGCAGATGTGCCAGTATCACAGATTCTAGAATCTGGTATGCAGTGTATAGGTCTGATGGCAGGTGCACTACCATCATCAGTAGAGGTGTCAGAAACTGAAAATTTTACAGAACCACCAGAGCAGGGAATGTAGAACGACAGGCATTTGCCATATCTAGATTCTGGGGACGTGACCCAGACTGGTATTCTAGTCTGTCAACTGATTTGCAGGCACGTTTGTATGTAGACTACATGATGTGCCATGAATCAAAGAAAACTGCAGAAACAAAGAATACACAGGCAAAACTAGACAGAATCAAACGATGGGCAGATAAATGACTACATTACGATATGGTAAAGGCAAAGGGTCAGTAGAGATAACAGGTGCAGATAGGCAGATGTACCTGGACATCATCAGGGCTGCAGACCCTATTGTAGTCAAGGTTCTAGAGGACACCACCAGAAAACTAGCACAGGACAGTGAAAAACAGTGGCTAGTCAGACAGGCAAAATATGGTAAATCGCAGGGGTCAAAGTACATGCACAAAACTGGTATCAGAATCAGACCCCCATATACCATAGAGGCATTTGTAGAGAACACTGCACCCTATGCATGGGCTATCAAAGTGGGCAGGGATTCTAGTACAAACATCAGAGAGGGTAAAAGACTTGCAGATGTGGTTCTGTGGTCCCCTGCAAAGAAAAGTGTACAAAAGGTGCTGCAGCAGATTGCAGATGCCACAGTCAAACGTATCAGAGGCATGAAATGACAGACTATGTCACTAGATTGAATGACAGGGTGTATTCATGGTGTCTATTCACCTGTATAGTCTGCATTGTGATATGGTGTGTAGTATCAGAGGTGAGACATGGCAGGTGACGTAAATAAGTCAGTAAACATTGCATTTACAGCATCCACACAGAATCTAGAAAAGAATCTGAAAAAGATACCCAATATCACAGATGCGGAGGCATCAAAGGCTGCAAAGGAACTAGGCAAAAACTTTGATAAAATGGACAAATCTGCAGCCAAAACTGCAAAGTCTATCAGTGCCAAAATGAAAACACTGGGCAAATCATTTGCAGCAGTGGGTGCAGCAGTGGCAGCAACAGGTGCAGCAGCAGTAGCGTTTGGTCAGCAGATGGCAGACCTGACAAATGAACTGGTGGATGCATCTACAAAATCTGGTATAGCAGTAGATACACTGGCAGGTCTACGACTAGCAGCAGAGGGTTCTGGACTAGCATTTGCAAATCTAGAGGGTGGTCTGATTAAGTTTCAGAGTGCAATGGACTCTGCAAACATGGGTAGTAAACTGACTGCAGATGCATTCAAATCACTGGGTGTAGATGTTGCAGATGCAGATGGTAATCTACGTGATGCTGATACTGTGTTTAATGAGGCAGTCAGGTCACTGGGTCAACTAGAAAACACCACAGAACGCAATGCAAAGGCTATGATTTTATTTGGTCGGTCTGGTGGTGCTAGTCTGATTCAGTCTGGTGCACTTGACAATCTAGAGGCTATGACAAACCTTGCTACAGAGTTTGGTATCAGTGTAGAACAGGATGCAATAGCATCTATGGCAACATTTCAGAGAAAAATGGCAGAGTTTGGTACAGTGTCTATGGGTACTATGCAGTCTGTATTTGATGCAGTAGCAGGTAAAAACAGTCTGAATGCAGGTATAGAGTTTGCTACAAAATCAGTCATATTTCTAGGGTCAATCACAAAGGATGTGATGGCAGTAGTAGGTCAGTCATTTGAAAATGTATTTATACTGGGACAGGCTGCATATCTAGCAATGACAGGTGATGTAGAGCGTGCACAGGTGATACTGCAAGACAATGCACGTGAACTAGATACTGCATATACAAATCTAGGCAGCACATTTACACGTGCATCAGATGAGGTTGCAAGGTTTGAAGAACTATCTGCAGCATCTACTGCCCCTGCCAAAATGACACAGACTGCAGATGCAACACGTACAGCTGCAGATGAAATGAACAAACTGAATGAGGCTGCAAAACAGGTACAGAAAAACATCAACAGCATCACAGAGGCAGTATCTGATGTCATTCTACAGAATGTAGAACTAGAGGACCAGGTAGCAGACAGACTGACACCAGAGTATGAAAAACAAGTACAACAGATTCAGGAACTAGGTCATGCTATTGATTCACAAATCAACAGTATACAAGCAGAGATAGATGCCCTGATAGATGCTGCACAGGCACGTGAACTATCTGTAGATGAACAGAATGCACTATTGATGTTAACAGATGAACTGCAGAACCTTGAAGAAACTGGGGCACAGAACAGGCTACAGGAACGTAAAGAACTAGCAGCACTAGATGCAGAGATACAAAAGAAGAAACTAGAGGACATTGACAAACGTGCAAAGGCAGAAAAGGATGCACAGGATGACATCATACGTAGTCAACAGGATGCAATCAATAGAGTAGCAGATGTAGGTAGTAACTTTGTAAATGTCATTACAGCACTGTCAGACCTGATGTCTGTTGCACATGAACAGCAGATAGAACAGTTTAGAACACGTGCAGATGATGAACAGGCTGCAATAGATAAAATGGTTAAAGATGGTGTCATCAGTGCACAACAGGCTGCAGAACATAAAGCATCTATAGAAAAAGGATACCAGGCACAGGTGCAGGAACTCAAAATGAAAGAGTTTAAACTGGGACAAACTGCAGCGATTGCAGATATAGCATTTAGTACTGCAAAGGCAGTAGCGCAGGCACTTGCACTACCACCTGTAGCACGTGGTGCAACCATTGCTGCAGTACTTGCAGCATCAGGTCTACAGACTGCTGCAGTCATGGCACAGTCACCACCTAAGTTTGATGTGGGGGGTATGGTCGGTTCATCTACAGACAGTGCACCTGATGTAGTACAGGCAAATCTATTGAGTGGTGAGGCAGTCCTGGACAGGTCTACAGTATCATCACTGGGTGGTGCAGAGGGTGTACGACGCTTGCAGAATCAGACTGGGCAGATGGGTGCACCCATCATCATTCAACCGTTCAAACATTTTGACAGATACACACGTGCAGTAGCACGCATGACCCCACGTAGAATAGGGTCAGGGGCATACTAACATGGCAGACATAACACCATCACATCTACGTGGTTTCATTGCACCTTTTAAGTTTACCAGTGACCACTACTGGTCATCAGAATCTAGTGTGACCCAGAATGGAGAGTATGCAGGCATACCTACATCAGACAGTGACCCAGACCTGCAGATAGTTACAAAGGGTACACAGACCCAGACTGTAGAGGTAGTGACAAAACGTGCAGGACATGTGACAGACTATGCAGGTTTTGTCTGGAAATATGAGGGTGATGCAGCACACTATGGTGCAGAGCCTCCAAACAAAATCACAGACGTGCAGATGTTGCAGGCACAGTCTATCAATACATCATACACACCACGTAAAGCACTGCGCATGACCACAGGTACTGTACTTATAGCAAATGAATATGTGACTGTGACAGATAATCAGGCACGTGTGGGTAGAATCAGTGTAGATGGTACGTACAGCAGTGTCACCATAGATGAACAGTCTACCAGTAGCCTACTGTCAAACAGTAGATATCCTACCATCTGTGAACTGTCAGATGGGTCTGTACTCTGTGCAGTGTGGGTGATTGACCCAGTCAAAAGTGTAGCGAACATTCATATACACAGGTCAGTAGATGATGGTCAGACCTTTGAACTGGTGTCTAGTAAGGCACTACCAGAGGACATAGATGTAGATGGTACAATAGGGTCAGGTAATAGTGGTTTTGATTTGCAACCACTTGCACTAGCAGCATCTACCCATCAGGTGCTATTGATTGCAGGTCTGTATCTACATGACAACTCTGTCAGTTTTGGTAGTAGAATCACCCAGTATGCATCATCAAATGGTGGTATGACGTTTGACTATGTAGACCAGGCAGAGGCATCAGATGGGTCACACTTTTATCTACCACAGGTGGTAGAACATAATGGTGTATTCATCATAGGATACATATCTAGTACAGACAGTGTAGATTTTACACGTATAGCAAATGCATACGACAGTGTCTTTGATGTACTGGGTATTATCCCTGCAGACAGTTTCACTGCATCCCTTGCAGCGGGGTCTGGTAATCGTCTGATAGGTGGTGACATCACCATGTCAAAGGACACAGATGGTAGATTGTATTTTTATGCAGCAACGTACAATGCAACATATGCAGGTGCACAGATTCATGGTGCGTATAGTGACCTAGCAGGTATCGGTGTAGAGGATTATGCAAAAAAGTGGAATAACTGGGGTGATGAATTTTCATTTGGTAATACTACTGTGTATAACAATGTAGTGACAGTGACTGGTGCAGGCATCATCAATCTAGAACTCTGTGCAGGACAGGGTGAACAGATGCTGTTTTGCAACTGGAATAATCAAGGCACAAACAGTCTAGCAGATAGTCTACTACTGGTCAGTCTAGGTGTGTGGTCTACTCAGCAGTACCCACGTCTATCTGCATACCCTGATGACTACCAGTGGGGATATAACAGTAGTGACTGGGTCCCTGCAGATCTACCTGCACATAATGGTGTCTGGACACGTACAGTATCAGGTACACCAGTAGAGGCACTAGGTGGTGACCACATTACACTGACATGTGCTGCAGCAGAGTCTGTAGAATATAAACAGACCATAACAGACAAAACAAATGGTGCACTGATTCACACAAAACTGTCAAACGTCACTGGTGGGTCAGTCACACGTGGTGCAGCATTTGGTGTACAGATTCAGACCCAGACTACTACAGATACATACTATGTAGAGGTAGTGGTGGGGTCAAACAGAATACATGTGTATGACGTGCACGCAGGGTACACCACACCTATAGCCTCTGCAACAGGTTTGAATCTACCTGATGGGGTGCAGATATTGTTGTACCTGGACAACAAAACAGGGGATGTATTTGTAAACTATGCACCTGCAGGGTCACCACTACAGTACACAGAACTGACAGGTACACTGACCACAGATACAAACACCACACAGGCTGTACACTGGGGTATACCTAGTGCACATACAGGGTCAGTAGTGTGTGACTATCATTTCTTTTCATATGGTGTAGGTGATGCCAATGGTATAGAGTGGTCACGTGGTGATACAAACACACGACAATATGCAGGCAGGGGATTTTTCACCACAGTAAAGGATGGTCTAGAACTATCTACCCTAGATGGTGCAGCACGTGAGGGTGATACATATACCATCAGACCCCAGTACGGTTCACCAGTGCAACGTGTTCTGCACACAGTGTCACCATCACCAGATGTAGGGTGGAAAACAGACACAGTAGCAGATGCAGATGTAGACCTAGTACCTGCACAGTCTATTGCATTCATGATGAATGTGACCCTACAGGGTACTGCAGTCACCCACATACAATCAGAGGCAACAGGTGTACATCTAACAGGCATCAACTTTAAAAAGTTCTTTATTGAGATACATAATGGTACTACCTGGTCAAAGGTTGCAACAGTTAACAATACAGTGAATGGTGCATCAGGTTTTGCATTCAGTAGAATAGGTGCAGCAGTCACCAGTACAGCAGCAGATGGTGTGTACTTGCATCTGAATGAATGTGCAGGGTGGTCAGTCCTGATAGATGATGGTGCAGGTAATGTTGTGCAACGTGTCGTAGAATCAAATGGGTCTGGTGTACTGGCAGCGACCACATCAAAACGTGCATATCTATCACTGGCAGGTATCAAATCTACTGACCCTACATCAGGTACTGCATATCTGATACCATCTGCCTGCAGTGTGATTCTGAATCAGAATGAATACACAGGGCTACGGATTGCACCAGAGTCACAGAAAACTGCACAGGGACGTTTTGAAATAGGCACGATGGTCATGGGTTCTGTGGTCATTACCTCACCCCAGTATGGACGTGGTCGTACCATTGCATTTGATTCAAATGTGATAGAATCAGACATGCCATCAGGCACACTGTACAGTCAACGACGTGGGGCAGGTGGTCGTGTCATCAGAGTAGCGTGGACAGATGGGGTAGATACATCATCACTATTTGCAGACCCTGCAGACCCTGACTACTACAATCTGTATTCAGGTGCACCTATTGCAGCACGTGGTGATGCCCCTATGAATATGATGGGTCTGGTGCAGTATGTAGATGGGTCACGTGATGCAGTAGTGTATCTACCATCACTGCCAAAACTACCCAGTGCACACATCACACTGAATAGATACCATGAACACATGCTATGCACACTGGGCACAGATGTACAGATAGAACATGTCATAGGTGATGAGCTGCAAACAGATAATACAGGTGAGGTATTCAGAGTATCTACTATTCTACTACGTGAGGTCAGATAGATGTCAGATGTATATACACGTCATGAACTGATGGGTGCTAGACCTGTGTTCTGTGTACAGTTTCAGTATGCAGGCAAAATGCACAGATACAGTACAGAATATGTAGTGATAGAATCTGCAGATGATGGGTATGAATACCTGCCTACCATCAGAGATTTTGACTACACAGAATCTGCACCGATACTGTCACCAGATGTAGAGGACAATATTGTGATGATGGGTCTGGTGCTGCAGGACGTGAATGTACTAGAACAGTGGGCACGTGGTATTACACTAGAGGGTACACATGCAGAGTTTTTCTATGTACTCACAAAGAATGAACAGGTGCAGCAGTCATATGAAAACAGGGTAATACTATACACAGGTACGATAGAATCACCCCAGATAGGTGACCCAGATGACCTAGACCAGTTTGTATCATTCAGTATTGAGTCACCACCCTATGATGCATCAAATCTACTGCTAGATTCAAACAGATATATAGATGACAGATTCAGTACACGTAGTATAGATACTGCAGATGGTAAACCATACCCCATAGTTCTAGGGTCTGCAGGGTACAATGTACTACAGACAGAGGGTACACAGAAAAATATCTATGCACTACCTGCCTATTGTACAAAAGAGTATGACAGTCATAATGCTAGATTCATGATTGCAGGTCATGCAGTAGATGCACAGAATGCAACTATACAGGATGACAACTATGAGACTGCTACAAAGAGTATACAGGTTGCAAATGATGGTAGAGGAAACATCTATTCATACATTGAGATAGTCCCATCTGATAATGTTGCTATGCCTGGCTATTCAGGGTCAGGTGATAGTAGACAGTGGTGGTTCTATCTAGATGGTGGTGGTTTACCAAATCAGTATGGTGATGGTGACCTGTCTAGGGGTGGTGACATCTGCAGGTGGGCACTGTCCAAATCTGGCACACAGTTTGATGATGCTGCATGGGCAAATCTATCAGTGATTCTGAATCAGTATAGTTTTGCAGGCTACATCACAGACCCAGAAATCACTGCATTTGAATGGTTACAGGCAAACATCATACCCCATCTGCCCATATCCGTTCATGTAGGTGCACGTGGTCTACGTCCCATACTGAATCAGATGTGGGCACTGACACACGTATCTGCAGTGACATCTATATCTATTGGAGACGATAAAGAATGTATACAAACCTCACCTATCACATCACTAAGAGATACCACAGACCTAGTCAACACTGTGACCCTACGATATGCAAAAAGGGGTCACGACCAGTCACACACAAACCTGTGCAGAATCACAGATGTGCCTGTAGAGTCCTACGACGTGCCAACAAACTATGCAAAAAAGAGTGTGAATCTATATGGTCACAAACCTGCAACCATAGAGGCAGACTACATCTATGACAGAGATACTGCAGTAAAGATTGCTATGGACATGGTCAGGTCAAACTGTCTACCAGTGTACAGTGTCCAGGTAGATGCCCCTGCAGAGTTTGGATACCTACGTGTGGGTGACATTCTAGATGCAACCATAGAACGGTATTTTGTAATAGACAGACGTATGATAGTGTCTGCAAAGGTATGGGGTGGTAACAGGTGGACATTCACACTGTTATTTGAATGATGACAGGACACGTCACAGACAGTGACAGTGACAGTGCACGTGGTATAGTAGGTGTATTATGATGATTTTTCTAGACAGACAGCATCTGGGCAAACCTAACAGATGGAATGATGAGGGTGCTGCAAATGCAGAGGTGACAGAAACCTATCTGACATCACAGTACATATTTCATGCAGAGAACCATCTACGGATGCAGGGCTATGATGTCTGTGTACTCACAGATGGGTGGTACACGTCCAGACACAGACGTGTGAATGACTACTGTGCAGACATAAATGGTAAATGTGTCTACATAGCCTGTCATGTGAATGCAGGTGGTGGGTCATATGCAGCATCATTCTATGACCACAGGTCTACAGCTGGTAGTGGTCTAGCACATGCCATAAATCTACGTTTATTGAATGCATGTCCAGAACTGACAGATGCAAAGGCGATACCTGCAACACCTGAGGACTGGACGAAAAACGCATATCATACTATCAGTGGGGTAGGTAAACCTGTTGCAGTATGTTTTGAACCACTATTTATAGACTGCCCAGACCATGCAACACTGACCACACCAGAGGGTATCAGACGTGTAGGTGTAGCACTGGCAGAGGGTATACAGTATCATTTGGAAAACAGTTAACAGAGGTGAATCATGGACTGGGAAAAAATCAAACTGGTAGCACGTATCTTAAAAGAACTACACCCAATAGTAGTAGAGATAGTAGAGGATATACAGGCAGCAAAGGCATCAGATTCTGATGGTGGTGCAAAGGTCACACGTGATGAACGTCAGGAAATCATCATAGAACACATTCTAGACCTGCCTGCAAAACTAGAACCCATTCTGAAAAACTTGTAGGGGTCTGTCATGGTAGAACAGGAACTACTGTCATTATTGATGAATGGTGCACCAAATGTTGCATTCGCTATGTTTTTGCTGTGGCAGTACAAAGAACAGCAGAAAAGGTCAGATGCACGTGAGGCACGTTATGAGGCACAGATGGCAGACGTGCGTTTAAGATATGATAAAGTCATCAGTGATATGCAAGACAAAGAAGATGTGATGAGACAGACACTGGTCAAAGAAATAAACGACCTAGACAAAAAGGTGTCTTTGTTAGAACAAAAACTAGACATTATCTGCAAGGTAGTAGACGAAATAAAGGCTAGTTTTCAAAGGGGTGCATGATGCCAGTGGTAAAGGTCAAAGGTGGATACAAGGCACATGCAGGTTCCAAAAAGGTACACAGAACTAGACGTGCAGCACAGAGACAACTGCAGGCGATTAAAGCAAACCAACATCAGGCAAAGGGTCAGTCATACAGGTGACAAAGAACAGATAACAGTCATATGCATCTGCATATGCTGTGTGGGCATCATCATGTGACCAGTTATAGTAGTCTCTGATAGCAGACAGGGATGCACTGCGCAGTGGTAGAAATGTGTACGCTAGTGTCTGGGTGCACATGTGTCTGTGTGTGATATTGTAGCAGTGATGGGTTAACCATTTCATTTCAAACAGTACATTATGTGCACAGATGATACCATCAGACAGAATCTGTGATACCTCTGCAACCACCTCTGACCATAGAGGTGCATCAGCCCAGTCAGATTCATTGTACCCATTCACATTCAGTGCAGCAGGGTCTGCAGTTTCTATTCTGACTGGTTTGACCCTTGTACATAGTATATTGTCTATCGTTTTACCCCAGTCTTTTGACGTCAGTATGCAGATGTCTATGATTTCACCCTGTCCAGGTTCTAGGTGTGTAGTTTCCAAATCAACAAAATGAATAGTGTGTGGGTTATGTAGGTCCATGTCATGCCTCTGTTCTATGGGTACACTGTACACTATTTTCACCAGATGCCCCACATACTGTACAAAATAATGACCAAATGCACCACCTCTGCAGAGTGATGTACATGATTTTGGTAGAAATAAATAAAAATATATATATCGGTACTATGGGCATCATAGAGATATATACAATAAAAGTGTAAACAAGTGTAGACAAAACTGTAAACATTTGTTAACTTAATAACAGATAGGGACACTATCAAAACCAAACAAAACAAACACATGAGGTACAAAATGTCAAAGTTTACTACAACATTCAAAAGCAAAACAGAAACTAACTACACTCTATCACCATTGAATAAGTTCGGTATTAAGTATGACAAGGTCAACAAAATCGCAACTGTGACAGTAACTGTATTTGATAGAAATCAGCCAAAAGGTCAAAAAGTACAAACATTTCAAACAGTTTCATTTTCAACACTTGCAGATGCAAAAACATATGTGTGGGCAAATGAGTTTGCAGATGCAAAAGAACTAGTCAAAGGTTCTACACTGATTCAATCATACTAAGGGGGTACAAAATGAATAACAATCAAAGAGCATTTAGACACTTTTTCAACATAATTAAGCATGATGTGCAGTGGTGGATGAATAACGGATACAGTTTTGATGATGCATTTGCTATTGCAACAGAAAACACCATAGCAGGCAAAGTAGTTTTAGATGCAGTGCGTGCACACTTTGCAAAGGGGGTGTAAAATGACAAAAGAACAGGCACGTGCAGCAGGTGAGAACATCGGTATTTTTATGGTGTGTGTGGGGCTTGCAGCCTTGTACATGCCTCTGATGCGTATTCTAGTAGACGTGGCAGTATGGGTGAATGGGGGTGCACAATGACATTTGAGGTAGGACAGGTCTACATTCAGAATACAATGGTGCATAGACAGTATGATGTAAAATGGACAGTTACAGAACGAACTGCAGACACCATCACAATAGTAAATAATCTATGGTTAGGGTCACAGGTATTCACAAAACGTATTCAAACAGATGCAGATGGTGAGTATGTGACATTTTCTATTATTTTCAAAGGCAGGGTATCTGCCATCAACAAACACACAAAGGGGTAAAATATGAAACGTGCAGACATGTACAAAACATGCAGAAAAAACAACTGGATTCTAAACAGACAGGGCAAAGACTTTATAACCTTTGCAGGTCTACTATTCATTGCACATCAGACTGGTTTGATTTCAGTAGAAAGTACACCAGTGCATGAGGACTATGAAAAGGGCAGATTTTGTTTCAGGGCAACAGTCAAGGGTACAAAACAGGTGAATGGTGAATCTGTGATAGTCACCTTTACAGATGAGGGTGATGCATCACTGAAAAACACTACCAAAATGATTCATTCACATGTTAGACGCATGGCATCAACACGTGCAATAGTCAGAGCATTAAGACTGTATACAGGTGTAGGTATGACAAGTTTTGAAGAACTAGGGGGGGCAGAATGACAACGATACAACAGATTAAAATGTATATGCATGATTTAGGATGGTCAAATGTGGACTTGCACAGGCTCACACTTATTAGTCTGCAGAACCTAGACGACATCATGAACTGTAAGAAACCACCCACCTACTATCAACTGATGATTATCGTCAACAAAATCACAAAACAGTACCCTGCAGAACTGCACTGGGGCATTTATCATTCAATCGTAATCAAACCAACAATGACAGAGGACAAAAGAAAATGACAGAATCAAAATCTACTAGAGACTACATAAAGAACTGGGGCAGAACTGCAGCACGTGCAGGTGAACACAAAACATTTAAATGCTATGAGGGTGGGATACATATAGGCAGGGTCACAGTCAAATGGTCTGCAGAAGCAGATGATTTTGTGTGGGTTGCTTGTTTGCATGTTGACTATATCAGTCATTCATTGTGCAGGTCAGAGACAGAGGCTACAGATGCAGTGCAAACCATGTACTACACCCTGATGAAAAATATGGACATGGGGCAGTGGTTAAAGATGATGTGTAAAAGACATGAAATAACCGTTGCAGGTCTAGCAGAACGCATAGGTATGACACGTCAGACTGTGCACTATTGGATAACAGGTGAACGTCAGTGTGCTGATTTGAATGTGTACCATCAGATTGCAGACCTGTTTGCAGGGTTAGAGGGTTGCACAATGATGCAGATGCTAGGTCATATGTCTCTACTGTTCAAACGAAACTGACAGAATACACATCTGCACAAATATGGGGTATCGGTCTGACTGATACCCTTTTTGTGTTTATTCTACTGTCCACAAATCAACAGATACTATATTTGTGACAGACAAAATAAACTAGACCCAGTCAAAATCATCAGTGCTGTCATCCTCATCAGGCAGTAGTGTCTGCAGCTCCATATGGGTCAAGGTACGTAGTGCGCAGTGAATCACATCTAGTGTTTTTGGGTGTTCATGGTGTTCATCAAATGTGACCCCATCATCAGTAAACTCTGCAAACATGACAGGTTCTACACCATCTAGAATATACCCTGCAGCATCATCATGTATGTAGACTAGGTCTAGTGTATCCAGTGCACCCTCAAAATGTGCTGCTGCTAGTTCTGGGTCTATGGTGTGTTCTGTCCTGATGCCACGTAACAACATTTTAACCAGTCTGACTATGCCCTGTTCTGATGTACTCATATATGACCCTCTGTGTGCCTCTGTGACCTGTAGTGTTCATATTTGGATAGTATCATATTATGTGATGTATTCTATATAGATTCTAGACCTGTCACAGGTGTCACACATAAATGCCCTGTCAGAATATACCCTAGAACCTGTGCCAAATATGCTAGATATAGGTCATTTGGCACTGATTTACATAAAATGTTTTTTTCTACGTTTTGGTGTGACAGTATGACAGAGATAGTACACCCTCCATTCTGACAGGTATGTAGAATGTCACACATGGTGTCACACATACCCTGAATAGGTGTCTATGCGTGACACCTCTGTCACCCATCAGAAAAAGTGGTGTGACACCTCAAAATATAGGTGACACAAATGTCAGAACACCATATACTGAAAATGCCTGCACACCATGAAATGATGTACAGGCAAAACCAAATAAACAAACAATCAACAGAGGTACACCCCCATGACTGAATACAGTATATCACGTTCGTGTCTAACTGACACACATTTTGACCCTGCAGAGTGGTCACTTTTTTGTACACACCACCCTGCACCTGTAGGTGGATGGTACACCACCAACAATCTGAAAAATGCGCAGGTCAGACCTGTTGCACTGGCATCTATCGTTTCAACTATGCTGCAGGTAGATGACCTGTCAGAGACAGAGAAAAAAGGCAAAGTGACAGAGCATGGAAAACTGCATGCAGGCATATTTGCCCCTGTTACCTGGTCAGACCTGACAGGCAACAGAGCAAAATCAAAAGTAGATGTGGTTCATGCTATGGTATTTGATTTTGATGGTCTGACAGATGAACAGATGACTGCAACACTAGATGCCTTTGATGGTATTTGCCATGTAGCCTATTCATCATTCAGTCACAAATCACCTGCAAAAAGTGGTCTATGTGCATTCAGGGTCATTGTACCCTTTGATGAACCAGTACCTGCTGCAGACTACATCACAACAGATAGACGTGGTGTCTGGTATGCAGTAGAACAGATGATGCCCCATCTAGATGAATCTACAAAGGACCCATCTAGATTCTGGTTCAAACCATCATACAGAGTAGACAGAGCAGGTACAGAGTTCATGCAGAGTTCATCAGGTCCTGTATTCAAGGCATCTGCACTGATAGATGCAGGCTATGCCATCAACACAGGCACATCTGCCAGTACAACACCATCTGCCAGTACAACTACAGCACCTGTGCAGCAGTCAACAGAGACAGAATCTGCAGATAGTCCTGACAGATACAGACGTGATATTGTAACTGGGTCACACCTCATCACAGATGCCACAGGTACACCCAGACCATTCATGTACTACATTGAGAACTGGGACACACTACAAAAGAATGCATCAGGCAACATTCAGTGCATTGCAGAGGGTGGTCAGTCTGTAGGTGGTGCATTTATTTCTAGACGTGCAAACACACTGACAGGTATCTGCAGATACAGATGCACATCAGGCAGAAACCGTACACATCATGACTGCATCATTTCAGACAGTGGTATAGAGGTGTCATATTCAAACAGGGGTGGGTCATGGACACCACTAGACACTGTAGATAATCTGATCATCATGGTAGGTCTGCTAGACCTTGATTTGTGGATGGACAAAAGAACAGGGTACATCTGGTTCAATGGTGAACGGTTTACAGACATTCACTACACCCAGATTCAGTCACTGCTGCGTCGTAGATTTTACCCATCACGTAGACTAGGTAAAATGAATGTCATAGATGCTATAGATGCCTACTGTTATCAGAATCAAAGGGACACGCTAGTAGAGTATCTAGACAGTCTAGAATGGGATGGTACACCACGTCTACAGAATCTGTTTATAAAATACTTGCATGCAAATGACACACAGATGAACAGAATCTATGCACAGAAATGGGGTGTATCTGCAGTAGCACGTGCATATGACTGGGGCTGCAAAGTAGACACCATGCTGATTCTAAAGGATGTGCAGGGTGCAGGGAAATCAGAGTTTTTCAAAATCATTGCAGGGTCATGCCCATCAGGTCAGTCATATTTCTCAGATGCAAAAATAGATGTATCTACTGTAGATGGTCTGACAAAACTGCGTCTAGCATGGATTCATGAGTGGGCAGAACTGTCTGGTATGAATCGTGCAGAGGTGAATGATGTTAAACGGTTTATCACCATTCAGACAGACCAGTACAGACCGAAATATGGTAGAAAAGAAATAGTAGCCCCACGTCACTCTGTCATCGTAGGTACAGTCAATGATGATGAGATACTGCAAGACAGTACAGGTTCACGTAGATTCTGGATAGTAGAGGGTGGTGGTACAGATGGTGAACGTTCATATGATGCAGATGAACTGTCTGCAGAACGTGATGCACTATGGGCAGAGGCAGTACACTACTACAAATCAGGTATGCAGTGGTGGTTGACTGCAGATGAACAGAACCTATCAAATGCAGCTAATACACGTTTTGAGACTGTAGATGTGCACGTCACAATGATTGAGGAATGGTTAGACCAGAACCCCACTAGAGTATTCACCCTGTCAGAAATGATTGATGAGGTATACACTGAGGAGGTGGAGACAGATGCAGGGTCTGTTGTAAAAAGGCACAAATCTGTCAGACCCAAATCATATCTGAGGTGGTATAGTGGTGCACTCAAAGGTCTAGGGGTCACAATGATGAATGATGGTAAACAGTGTAGATACAATGGCATCAGAGGTAGGTGGTACATAGCCCCAGAACGTGTAGAGGATGGTGTAGTGATACCATCTACAGTCATGATGGGTGATACAGAGGTACACATAGAACTACGTTTTGATGAATCGACAGGCAAACCTGTACAGATGCGTAAAGTCGGTTTAGACTGGGTGAATGTTGACACTCTGCCAAATGAACTACAGCAGCAACTATTTCAAATGTACGACGCAGGCACATTACGTTTTGACCCTAATAAAAGGGCATACGTACAATGAACAAAATAGATAAAACAGAGTTCAACAAACTAAAGTGCAGGGGCATACTGTCAGAAATGGCAGTACAGGAATCTGCAATATGGAATCTAGACCTGTACAGTTCTCTGACAGGTCATTTAGATTGCAATCAGATAGTGTTGACTAGAGACATCAAACCATCTGCCCCATATGACATTCAGGGGTATGCAGTCACTGGTTCACATTTTCACCCATTCAGTGTAGAGGTCAAATCTGCAGCAAATGGTGGTAGGTATCGTACATTCTTTGCAGAACTATTTCAGGTGGGGTCAATGTCCTACAGTGAATACCTAGTACACCCACCTAGATTCATGGTCTATGTAGACACTCTACTAGAACGTCATTTTTGGTATGATGGGCAAACATTTGCACGTGCAGTCAAATCACACTGGGCAGATAGAATCTATAACAAACGTGGCACTGCTGCAGGTGTTAGATTTGATTTTGCATCAAAAGAATATGGTTTTCTATGGGCAGGTGAACAGTGCAGACCCCATCAGGACATCTACAACACTAGACAGGCAGAAATAGAAATGATGATGCAGGTACAAAAGGATGTGCCACAGAACAAAATATGTGATGGTTTACCAGACCTATCTACTGATAATGTGATATAGTCACAACATGCCTACCCCTATTTCACGTGCAATATTTGGTGACTGGGTCTATGACCAAATCAGCCCAGTTCATGTCACTGTGCAACAGTTATCAGATTACTCTGGTATCCACATCAGAACCCTGTATAGAATCCTCAAAGGTGAGACTGTTCTACGTTTTGATGACTGGTTATGGTTAGTCGAATGTGTAGCAGACATGACAGGTCAGAATCTGACAGATACAGTCAAATCTGCTGCAGAACACATGATAGAGAACAGATAGGTGTAGAATGAATACAGAGTACTGTACAGTCTGTGGGTGTGACCCATGTGACTGTGACTGGGGGCATAATGGCACAACAAATCACGATAGTAGGCAGAGCAGCAAACAACAGAATAGAAAGGGCTATACCCCAGTTCATGTCAAGGTTTGGAATGGCAAGGGACCAGGCAACTGCAACTGCCATACGTCTAGAGTCACTAGGTAGACTACAGGTCAGTGGTGAACCGATAGACAAACCTGCATCTGCAAAGGGCAAACCTATACCAGTCATGCCTGCAGCACTGCAGCAGGTCTACAAACTGATGAAACGTGACAACACACCTAAGACTACACAGGTCAGTACACCAGTAGACCAGATGTACACAAATGCATTCGCTGCTGCTGCAGCAGTCAGACAGGCACAACGGTCTACAGGGTCAACACGTACAAACAGACTGCGCAGTAGAGTCACTAGAGGTAGATGATGGCAAAACGTATAGACAAAACAAAACTATCCTGTAACAAACCTAGACCCCTGCGACGTGGTGAGGCAGGTTATGGTGTCAAAAAACGTGTCGTACTAGCATGCAAGGGTAAACAACAGAAACTGATCAAGTTTGGTGCAGCAGAGTACAGACATAACTACAGTGCACCTGCAAATGAAAACTTTAGGGCACGTATGCAATGTGACACAAAACCACCTGACAAACTGACTGCACGCTACTGGGCATGTGAATCACTATGGGCACGCAGGAAAAAACGAACATGATAGTGAGGATAGACAGACAGGGCAAAATACCATCAAAAAAGAATCAGATGATAGTCTGTGGTAGACGTCTAGTCAAAGATAATAAAGTCAGAGCATTTGAGGCAGAACTACGTGCAGCAGCAATCATGACAATGACCTGTGCAGGACTGCAAGCAACAGACAAACCTGTATCACTACATCTAAATGTTACATTTGGTGACAGACGTAGACGTGACGTACAGAACTGTTTTGGGTCTGTCTGTGATGCACTGAATGACATTGTATACAATGATGACTGCCAGATACAGACCATATCTGCCACAAAGAACTACACAAAGGGTGAATGGTGTTATAGTATTATTGTCAAAACAATATAAAAACAAAGGGACAAATACTATGGGCAGACATCGTCAACAGATTAAACCATCACCCCACATGTCATCATTTGGCATCTGGTTAACTACTCACATGTCACAACATAATCTGACAGTGTTAGACATGGTAGAACAGGTAGGTGTATCATACTCTGTCATCTATTCCTGGATACGTGGCAACACTACACCACGTATTCTGAATCTGATAGAGGTTGTAGATGTTCTGTCACAACATTCACATGACAGACCTTTTGACCTACTGTCAGAGGCTATTCTAGTTTTCCCAGAGGCAGTCTATGCACAGAAACGATGGGTAAAGGTCAACAGGTCAACACGCAGGAACCAAAACCTAATAGATGGTAAGGCACTTAATGCAGGTGTCCAGGTAGATGATGAATGTCTGTACTTTATACCATTTGACAGAACACTACAGGCAGACAAACGTGCAGGTGAACTGACACCAGACATGACAGATGCAGAGGCAGACGCAGTAGAGGACACACTACAGGTAGATAGTGTGATAAAAACAGAAAACGGGGTGACTAGCGACGAC